CATACTCTGTTTGTTTTGAGTGTGAAAATAATCCACCACCATGTTGCCCTTTAAGCGTTTTCATATATGCTGATGGTACTTTCATTTCAAATCTTTTAGTATCTCCAGCTTTTATTTTAACAGGTAATGCGAATCCAAAATCCCATATAGATTGATTAACTGCTCCGGTGAATTTAATATCAACACTTATTTCTTTTTTACCAGTCAATCCAGACGATGCAATTACTTCAAAATATGTTCTATATGTTTTTGTAAAAGGGTCACCACTTGCTGCAAATTTTCCGGCAGTAGATGTTGAACCATAACCAGCGCCATAATCAGCTGCCATCATTTGTGGAGTAGTTTCTTTTGAAGGGTCACCTTTATCAAATAATATACTTGCTAATTGTCCACTTGAAACTGCTCCTGCTGCTATTGATTGTTCTTTTGCAGATGCTGCTGTTCTTAACGCACTCAACTCTTGCTCCAATGATTGGTTTCTAGCATATAAAGATACTCTTTGAATTGCTTCAGATGTACCTTTTTGAATTGAATTTTGTAATTCAGTAATAGTACTTGAAATTTTTGTTGTTAATTGCCCAGTTTGATTTTGTGATGCTGCTAAATTTAAATCTTTTAAATCCAATTGCACTTTTAAACTTTCTGATACAATTTCCACATCTTGCACCTTTGCTCTTAAATCTAATACAGTTCTATTTAAAGTAACTACTTGCGCAGTTAAATCAATTACCGATTGAGTTGCTTCATTGTATATTGGTCTTGGAACTCTATCATCAAATGGTGGTGGTTCTGGTGGTAGTAATTCAAAAATTCTAGTATCAATAGATTTAACTAATTCTACTTCATTGTATTTTGGTTTTACTAATTTTCCAGAAATAACACCATCTTCATTATTAGTTTGTTCAAATGTATGGACACCAAAAGGATTTTTACTAGTAATTGCGTTTGAACCACTAATTAAAAGTTCACTTATTAATTGTTCATTTTGTAGTCCTGTCTTTGCCATTATTAATTTTTAACTAAACTAAATGTAGTATCATTATCAAAGTATTCAACACTTCCGTTATTATCTATCTTAAATTCTATTTTGTAAACTCTATTAGCTTCCCAATTTGAAAAATTAACTTTTATATAATTTCCATTAGAGTCACAACTAACTTTAGAATAATTACTAAATGGAATTATAATATCATTTGATGCAAAATCTTTTATTTGATAATATGTTGTAGTTGGTAAATATTTTGAAGTTGAATATCCAAATGTATCTGAAAATGTTTTTATCGGATATAACTCTCTACCAAAAATTTGTATCTTTGCAATAGTACCTACTTTATATTCTTTTTTCAAATTAGTTACACCAACTTTAATATCATTTGCAGTTAGTGCTGCTAATGAACCAGTAGAAAATACTGAATCATCCCAACCTATTCTTATTTTTGGTTGATATATAGTATGCGTTTCCTTACTAAAGAATTTTAAAATACCATAATCAGCAGTATCACTTTCGTTTGTATTTGAGTATTTTAAAATAATACCATCATTTATTACAGAACCACTTATGAAAGCTCTTAACAATGATATTACATTCATATTAATATCGGTAGTTTGGTAACTAAATGTTTGAGATGCATTATACGATGTGTACCATGTTCCACCACCTCCATTATTAATACTAGCGGTTGTATTTGTTGCAAAGTTATTTTCCAACCACTCTAACGAACTATCACCCTCTCTATAATTCCAAGTTACACCTTGCGTTGATATATTATCAAATCTAGTACCAGTACCCATTTCCCAACTTCCAGAAATTGGATTTGCATATATAGTATATTCTAATGGAATTTCTTCACTTTTAGTTTCTTTTAGTATTAATTCAGCTGCGCTCATTGAAATACTATTATTAGAAATTGATGCTGATATGTATCCTACATCAAATTTAAGTAGAGTATGTGATACATCTTTGATGTTTCCATAATACACTTTACTTATTTCCAATATCTCATCTAAACCAGTATTTTGATTTGGCTGTTGTAAGTAAACCGATGCATCTTTTGATGCTGTTAAAAAATAGTATGCCATTATTTTACTCTTCCTTTTATGTCTGCATCAGGAAACTTAATTTCAAAAATTGAAGGGTCTAAAGATGGATATACAATCTTATCTTTAGTTGCCGCATCTATATTATATGAATTTGAAGAATACTTTCCAGCACATTTGTTTGTTATTATAACTTTTGGAACTGATGAAACTCCTTCAACATTTGCTATTAATAATTCAACTTCGCTCAAGTTAATAGTTTGATTAAAAGACCAATTATTAATATTAAAATAATCTTTTAACTCAATTATACATTTTGTCAATACTTCACTTTTATTATAGTTTCCAAAAACAACTATTTCAAAATCAATACCTATATTAATTACAAATCCATCATTAATATTAATACCATCTGTTAATAATCTATATTCATTTAAATATGTTTTAAGATTTTCCTTAACTGCTCTATTAAGATTAGTAATATTACCATTAACATCATATCCTAACAAATACAAATTAATTGCAAATGGGTTATTTTTTTCATTTTCATTTGCAGTTTTACCAATTAAATATTTAGTAATATCTGCTTTTACACTTCCTTCTGTTGGTTCTTGCGAATCTGGCTTATTAACAAATCCCATAACCAAATCAGTAAACTCTTGTAAATGGTTAGGCGATGCTAATATTGATGCCGGTGAATTATTATCCAAAGTACCATCTGCCACAGCGTAAGCTTTAGCAATACCACCATACTTTGAAGGTAATGATAATACTCTAATTTGATAATCTTTTGCAGTTACGGCCCTATTCTGAGCCCCAAAGTTTGCTAATGAGTTTTGTCTAATTTCTTCTAATGTTTCACCATCTCTACCTCCAGTAGCTGGAATTTCATTATCAACAGCTACAGAATTTTTTATAGTATTGTATGTTACTCTATCCGCATTATTGAAAGATGATATATCATCATCAAATTCTATTCCTGTTATTTTTGTTAATTGCCCTTGCGATATATTAGATGCAACGCCACCACCAACATAATACTTTACAGTTATTGTTGTATTTGATGGAGATGTACCATATGTTTTTGTTTTTAAGAAATTGGTTGGGTCAAATGATTCTTCCAATCTACTAATAGAATTGGGTAATCCCAATCCAACATTTTTAAGATTTGGAATTAATTGTTCATCCGATGCAGTTGGGTCACCAGCTCCGAATTGAATAGTTGTTGTACTATCTTGATTTATTTTAGTAGTAAATCTTTTTGGAGTCTTAATTGTTTTTAGAATATATGGTACTGTTGATTTAAATTGATATAAATCTTGGTCATTAGCTTCTGTGTTTGGATAATCTATAAACACCATTTCTTGTGCTAAATAAGGAACTTCATAATATTTGTTACCATTTGAATCTCTAACATCATATATAGAAATTATATTAGTATCTGCTAAATCAATTTTTTGAAAAGATTCATAATCACCAAAAGATACTTCTTTTTGTTTTACAACAGCAGATATTACCTGTACATATTTTTTTATTAAATAGAATAATGGTTCTCCAGTATTTGCATCTCTTTCATACACAGTAGTTTCTCTATCAGTTGCATCTTCAAAATCAACAAGATTAGTTGTCCTAAATTCAATATCATTAGTTGATTGTACCACTAATCCTTCTTTAATTCTTAAATAAAATTTTGAATCAGGTTTATTATTAAATCCACTTCCAATTGATGGAACTAACTGATATATGGATAATGTAGATATTGCCGGTGCAGTTACTTTTGGTTTATATCCTAAAAATTGTGCTAATGCTAACATACTTTGTTCATCTTCTGCATATGGCATTAAAGATTCTTTTAAAGTATCATCAATATAATATCCTAATACATCACCAATATAAGATGCCATTTCAATAAACATCATACCAGGCGAAGTTTCATTAAAATCAGAATATGTTTTTGGAAAATATGTTTTAGAAAATTCTATAAGATTAGCTCTAAAGCTGGAGAAGTCTTTATTAAGATATTTTATATCCTTTCCTTTATTTTTAAAATTTCTATTTGTAGTGTTTATTGCCATAGTAATTATGCTTGGATGTTAAATGATAGAGTTTCTAAATTAACATTATTTTGTATTCTAAATCTCAAAGAAACATTTACTTGATTACTATCTTTGAATTCATTTGTTTGCTCTATTGATATATCTTCAATTGTTACAAATGGTAACCAAGTTTCCATTGAACTGTTTATTGTATCTTCTATCTTTTGGGCTAAATCTTCATCATTCATTTCAAATAATAATTCTTGCATACCACTACCTAAATTTGGTTGCATTAATCTTTCATATTTTTTAGTAAGTAATAGATTTTTTATATTTGATTTAGTTTGCTCAATTGTTGTAAATGATTGGTTGAAAGCAGTATTACCAATTTGTATAGGCAGTGTTATACCAATAGCATAATCATTATACTTTTCGGTATCTTTTACTAATTTTTGACCTAATACAATTGCCATTACTTCTTTTTAAATCTTTTTACAAGTTCTGAATAATCTCTATTCAATGCTTTATCTATTTCAGCTACTCCGGTATTTACACCTAATCCAGTTGGTTGAGGTCCTTTAGCCATATCACCATAACCCATTTTATCAGCTACTGCAGTTCTACCTGCAATTGAACCCATATCACCTTGTCCAAAATTCATAGTTCTAAACCCACCATCACCTTGTGGTATTCCACCTCTTGTTTCATTTAAGATTTGGTTAATTATTGGGTTTTTGCTGTATTGTTTTGTTGGTACTTCCGTTTGAGCTGCCGATTCTTTAATAGTATCATCTCCCAATATAGCCTTAGCCATTGATATACTCTTTGATACTGGTTTTGGGGCTACCTTTGTTTCAGATAGCATTTTTTTCATTTCAGCCTTCACACCTTCCTTAATTAAAGCAGGTAATTGCTCTTTAAGCTCCTCTTTAATCAGAATTTGAATGGCTTCTAATAGTTTATCCATGTCCATAATATTCTATTGTTTGTTTGTTATGTTTATAAATATTTAAATTAAGTATTTTTGAGATTTAACCTATTTGGATATATTATAA